GCGAGGATGTTGTCGACGCGGAAGATTCTGTAGTACTGGTTTGCTTTAGCAGTACCGATTGCGTTGCCACCGTTGTTGGGGTTTGCACCTGGAACGAATGGGTTAGCAGCCATGCCGTAGCGAGTCTTGAAGCCAATTTTTGGCTGGAAGTCATTCTCGCCAACAGCACGAACCATGGTCAATGGAACGTATGGGCAGTAGAACACACCAGCGTCATAGGCGTTAGAACCCTTGTAGCCCACGTTGACGTAGTCAGCGGTAGCATAGGGATCGATGTAAACGCGCATACGGCCGTTCAACACACCAGCGAAGGTGTTACCTGTGTCATCAACTTGCAAGTTGGTAGACAAAGCAGGAGCGTAGTCCAAAACACCTGAAGCGGCCAGAGCGGTAGCAACGTCTGAAGAACAGATCATTACGTTACCCTTACCACGACGTGTCTCTTTAGCAATCACGTTAGCTTCGCGATCGATCTGAACCAACAAGCCCTTGAACTTCTCAACAGACCAACGGCCATCAGCATCGGTTGACAAGTCAAAGATACCTTGCGTTGCAACGTTAGAGGTCAAGCAACCTGTCTTAGCCTGGCTGTTAACTGTACGGATAACTTCGCGGTTGATTTCAGCCAAGATCTCGGTAGACAGAATGTTAGACAATTCCGTCTCAGCATCCAAACCATGGATTGCCTTCAAGTCTTGTGCCAATTCCAAGCTGTACTCGGCCTTCAATGCACGTGACTTAGCAGTAACAGTTTGCTTCTCGATTGTGAAGCCCATGTTACGGAAAGCACCTGACAATTCAGCATTAGAGGTAGACATGCCACCAGCAAATGTAGGACCTGTACGATCGTTGTTGATAGAGCTATCAGAGTTAGAGTCGGTCAAACCAGCCAAGCCAGATGGGCTAGCAGATTGTGTACCAGCAGAATCGCCAGACTTGGTTGTATTAGCTTCGTTGAACAGAGCTTCGGTAGAACCGACCTCACCCGTACCGTAGCGTGCCTTCATTGCGAAGATCAAGCCGGTAGGGCCATTCATTGGCTGAACACCACAGATGTCATAAGCCATCATGTTGGGAGCAGCACGACGAACCAAAGAGATCAACACTGGATCCCAGTTGGCGACAGAGGTGTTGCCAACAGAAGTGGCAGGTGACTCTGACAGGAAGTTATGCTGGTTACGCTCTTCGCGAAGAGCTCTCTCGGTGTTCTCCAAAAGAACAGCAGTAACAGATTTGCGGTGTGAATCTAGGATCTTGCCACCGGCTTCTTCGTTGAGCACGGGTGCCCATTTTTCGACTAATTGGTCATAAGTTTGCATCTTAGGACTCCTTATTTAATGTTTTTACGGATTGCGGAAAGGTAACGAGACATAGTGTCTGTGTTTGTTGCTTCAGAGATTTCACCCTCTTCAACACCAGTCACTTCTTCTTGTGTAGTCTCGGACTTCTTGGTGAAGTATGACTCTTTGATGGTCTTTACTTTAGCAGCAAAGGTTTCAGCATCTTCAAAATCAACATCTTCTACTAGGGACTTCAGCTTCTCAACTTGCGTCTCAGCCAGATCACGAGTATGTTCGCGGATGATTGCATCACGCTTCATGATCTCTAACTGTTCTGCCAAGTCAAGACTCTTGGTCATTGCTTGATTGAATTGCTCTTCGAGCTCTTCATTGGCCTGCGCCAACTCGTCAACTAGGTCAACCTTGGATTCGGGCACTTCGATGTAAGACTCGGTGAACAAGTCTTTCAACTTGGTCATAAAGCCTTCGGCAATCTCGGTACGCAAGCCTTGCTGGATAGCAAGCTTGTTTTCTTCCATCCACTGCTCAACCACATAATTGAGGTAGCTATCAACTTTCTCAACTAAATCTGTCTTCGTGGCTTCCACTTCTTCAGCCAATTCGGCTTGGTAAGATTCTTCCAGACGATCGATTTCATTAGCAAGTTTTGCTTTTACCGCTGCTTCAAAAATAACAGCTGTTTTGGCTTTGAACTCTTCGGAAAGAGTAGCCTCAGATTCGACTAATGCGTTTAGATCTTCAGTAAAGTCGACATTGATTTCAACCTTACGCTCAACGATTGTCTCGTCGTCGTCGGCTTCTTCGACATCTTCACCCATAAATTTAGCAAGAGCAGCATGAAGATCTTCTTTCTTCATACCATTCATCTTTTGATACGCAGCATTAATCATGCCAGCTTTTGTTTTAGGCATTGGTTCGCCGTTCGACTTGTCACCTTTACGAGCTTTCGCCTTTGGGGCTTTGTCTTCGGCACCAGATACAGATGCAACAGATTGCTTTTCTGCATTCTTGGGATCGTGAGCTTCCGCAACTTCGTTGACGTCATCGAGCTCAACAGCCTGTACATTGTCAGTCATGTTTGACTCCTTATTGTTTAGATTTTAGCAACGAGAGGAAATTCTTGAACTCACGAACTTGGGTCTCATAGAGATCCTTCCGTGGAGCCTTTTTAATTTCAGTCTCCATTCTTTCAATTTCTCGAGCTTCTATAATGCCGTTATTCCAGACCCACTCAACACCTTCCATAATTCCATTAACAAAAGCTGTTGGTGCAGATGGATCTTGTACGATATCAACCGTATTCAGAATGAAGTCTTCTTTGACATACATTGCATTATTTCTGCGTTCGAGGCTACCCATACCACGAGTTGACACACCTAGCTGTACACCACCATCTAACAGACCTTTTACAATCATGCCATTCGGAGTATCCAGAATGCGTGCCTTACCTACAACATCGTTTCCCTTCCAATCAAGGGATTCGATCTTGTGAGATACTTTATCCAGATTAACAGTAGGACCATCCGGATGGTTTAATTCACCAACCGCACGACCTGTCTTAACCTGTTCGGTAACATATTTTTGAACTGCGCCTTCCATCACACCACGAGGGTAGATGCGACCATTACGGTTCTTGGCTTCTGATTGCATAAAGATACCTTCGATGAAGTGGTTTTTACCACCACCCTCTTTGGCCTCTGTTACATAGCAGATCTCATGATCCACATACTCTGCAATTAGCTTCATTTTTTGTTACCTTTTATTACTTAATTCTTCGTTCTAGAAGAATGCAGTAATTATTTATAAGAATATAACTTTAGAGTTAATTACTTTCTTCTTCTTCTGATTCATCTTCGGCGTCGTCTTCTACCTCAGTATCAGTCTCAGCTTCCTCTTCGTCTTCAGGCGCAGCGTTGTACACCTGGTTAGAGATTCGAATCTTCTCAGCTTCCATTGCATCGGCAAGTTTATTGCCAAGCAATTCATTAAATGTGGGTCCAGCCTTTGAAAAATCTTGGGCTTGGACTTGACTAATTAAATCTTCTACTGTACTCATATTAAGCTCCATCGTTAGGGGTTGCATTATTAGTCGGGGATACATTAGGAGAACTGTCGCCTTCTTCGTCGTCCATAGGACCGTCGGCTTCTATTTCCTTTTGAATCTCTTCAATTTCCTTCTCATCCATCTGTAGAATGTTCTTATATACCCAGTTCTTTGAAAGTAGATCTCCAATATATTGCTGGGCCTGATCTAACGTTTGTAAACGCTCTCTCAGAATTTCTGTTTCTTTTAGCTCAGTAAAGTGATTGTCCGTAATATAATCAATGTTGATATCACTCTTCCAAGCGTCCCAATCCTCACCTGTAATAATACCTTTGAGCATCAACTGCTTTTTAAGGATACCTAAGAATAGGTGAGAGAACCGCCGGCGTAACCGATCAACAAACCGCTGAAACTTTACCTCATCACGAGAGATCTCTGTAGATCTACCTAGGTTAAACTGAGTTTCTTGTTCCAATCTACTTGTAGGAACGTTGAGCGCTTTATATAGCTTCTTCTGAAAGTAAATAATGTCGTCAATCTGACCAAGGTTCTCGCCACCAGGCAATGTTGAAATCTCTGTACCACGACCACCTTCTCTACGAGGCAACCAGAAGTCTTCTAGCATAGACATATGCTTGCGATCGTCTTTCATCTCGCCTGTGGATGCATCATATACCAACTTATTGCGGTACTTAGTCATGATATTCTTCATGTACTCTTCAGCCTTACCCTTAGGCAAGTTACCCACATCAATGTAGAAGATGCGACGTTCTGGAGCACGTGATAAACGGTAAATAACCAACGAATCTTCTAGCATGCGAAGCTGGTTAATTGTCTTTAGTGCCTTATGTAGGTATGACACTACTTTCTTGCGAGTCTCGTCCAACAACCCAGATGTAACGTAGCTGACAGAGTCCGTGGACATCTTGACACCGGAATTTGCCTGTCCAGGCTTGTCTTGGTAGATATAGAACTCATCTACCTTCTCAATAATTGCAGCGTTGGTAACTGGATCTCTCTTCTTTGTAATCTGCTTAATTTTACGAATCTTTGCTGCATCAATAGGACGAACCTCTTGAATACCTGCTTTTAAATTAGACTCATTTACAACTAAGTGGTGAAAGATTCTACCGTCAACATACCATCTGCGGAAAATATCATGACCGTTCTCTTGAAAGTTGAGCATGTCATAAACATTATCAAACTCTTCTTGAATTTGTTTCTTGATGCCGTCGGTGGTTTCAACTTCATCCAAATTAATAGTAGCAGATCTGCCGTCGTCCGAGACGGAGATACTTTCATTGACAATTTCTTCGATTGCCATATCTACTTCGGGTTGAGTTGCAACACCTCTGTATTTTTGAATTAGCTGATGGTTGTCTTTAGACCCCTCATCATCCATGTTTAACACCTGGCCAAAGTGAGTACCAGACGCAGTCACATATCCTGCTCCATCATCATCGATGGGAGGCACTACTGATGGCAATTGTTTTTG